CACTGGTATTTACGACTTGAACCTCGACTCTGATGGTCGTTGGAGTGCTGAAAGATTCCGTGGACTCATGTTCCAAATCGAACGTGAAGCCAACGTGATCGCTAAGGAAACTCGTCGTGGTAAGGGTAACTTCATCGTGACATCCTCCGATGTTGCTTCTGCCCTCGCTATGGGTGGTTTCTTGAACCTTTCACCTGCTCTGAACACTCAACTTGACGTTGATGATACTGGTAACACATTCGCTGGTGTCTTGAACGGTAAGATGAGAGTCTACATCGACCCTTACGCTAAGACCGATGTTAACTACTGCTTGGTTGGTTACAGAGGTTCCAACCCATATGACGCTGGTATTTTCTACTGCCCATATGTTCCGCTGCAAATGGTGAGAGCAGTTGGTGAAAACACCTTCCAGCCCAAGATCGGATTCAAGACTCGTTACGGTATGGTTGCTAACCCATTCGCACAGTCTACCGACTTCACCACGCTGGGAACGACTTCGACTGGTAATCAATACTACAGATTGTTCGCTGTGAGCAACCTGCACGGTAACACCGGATTCGGACTCTAATAAATAAACACTCCTAATAGAGTGATACTAAGAAAAGAGGGAGCCTTCGGGCTCCCTTTTTTCGTTTATAAATATAACGATGACAATAAACAAAGCATATAACATACACGAAGGTCAAGAAGGTTTCACCGCTGACTTTCCCAACAACCCCACGGTTCCTGAAACCAACAATTATCTTGCGTCTAATTTTTTCAGGTTTCAATTACCGAGAACATCGACTGTTACATATTTTGTTCAAGCAGTCTCTTTTCCTGGCATTCAATTAACACCAGTTGAAATGCCGAATAGATTGGGTAGACCAAATCAATTTATTGGTGGTAGATTTGATCATGAGCCACTTACTTTGCAGTTTGCTGTCGATGAGGACATGTTGAACTATAAAGAAATATTTGATTGGATGAAACTTATTGGCAACTACCAAGATGACACGAATATCGTTGCTGGTTATCAAACGGCTCAGTTTTTCTGTGACGCTACTTTAATTATTACAAACAGTGCTTATCGTGAAAAGCAAAAAGTGACGTTTAAAAATACATATCCTATCGCACTGTCTGGACTTCAATTTTCTTCAATTCTGACCGACAGTGATGTTCAATTAGCAACAGTGACGCTTAATTTTGAAACCTATGAATTTGAATTAATATAATTGATTTTACACAGAATGTGGCTATAATTTTTACATGAACATAGAGAAACTCAAAGAAGAAGTCAAAAAAGATTTAAGCATAGACAAAACGGATCTTGCATCCGAATCTATCCGTATTCCACAGATCCACAATAAATACTTAAATTTTCTAATGAACGACAGACTTACATTGTCGAAACTAGAAACAGACTTAACAAAACTTCGTCACAGAAAATGGCTTTACTACACGGGTAAAATGAGCCAAGAGGAACTCGATGATCTTGGGTGGGACTCGTTTGATCTCACGGTTTTAAAAACAGACATTGATCGGTTCATTAACGCAGACGATGATGTTATTCATCTACAACACAAAGTTGCATTAATTAAAGAAAAGGTTAGTTACCTCGACGGTGTGATGAGAGCGATCAATAATCTTAACTGGAATATTCGTTCAGCGATTGACTGGATGCGAATGACAGAATTCGCAGGATAATTCTCACACCATAAATAATGGTGTATGAGTGACATTATTATTGAACATTTTGATTCTGCCCATATTCGAGTAAAGTGTGATAGAGCCTTAACGAAAGAGTTAAGCCAACATTTCACGTTCTTCGTTCCAAATTATCAATACACCCCCGCATACAAAAATAAAATATGGGACGGTCAAATCCGTCTCTTTAATGTCCATACAGGTAAAATTTACTCTGGACTGGTAGATTATGTTTTACAATTTGCTAAAGATAGAAATTATTCAGTTGAATATGAACTGCCAGATATTGAAAAAGTATCTCCAGAGGAGGTATTTTCGTTCATCAAAAATTTAACAATATCCATCGGTGACAAGGAGATTATGCCTCATGAACATCAATTTGACGCAATACATCACGCTATTAACAAACGGAGATGTCTCTTACTTTCTCCAACAGGATCCGGAAAGTCTCTTATCATATATGTTTTGTTACGTTATTATCTTTCAAAACTACCCGATGATAAAAAAATCTTAATCATTGTCCCTACAACTGGACTCGTAACGCAAATGATGAGTGATTTTGAGGACTACTCTAATCTATCATCGTGGAACGCAAAAAGAAATTGTCACACCATATATTCTGGTAAATCTAAAAAAACTACCAAACGAGTTGTCATAAGCACATGGCAAAGCATTTATAAACTCCCTCAGAGCGATTTTGACGACTTTGAAGCGGTAATAGGGGATGAGTGTCATCTTTTTAAGGCAAAGTCTCTGACGGGACTCCTGACGAAGTTAACGAACGCTGAGTATCGTGTTGGAACCACGGGAACTTTAGACGGGACACAAACACATAAACTCGTAATCGAGGGTTTATTTGGACGAGTAAAAAAGGTGATTACAACGAAAGATTTGATGGATAAAAATCTATTGAGTTCCATTAATATACAATGCCTCACGTTAGAACACGAAGAGCATTCGAGAAGAATAACAAACAAAATGAAGTATCAAGAGGAGATGGACTTTCTTGTTACCAATCACAGTAGAAACGTTTTTATCAAACAACTGGTTTCTAATCTAAAAGGCAACACTCTCATTTTATTTAATTATGTTGAAAAACATGGCAAGCCACTATATGATATGATATCTGGCGATGCCAAAAAAACACACTTGATATATGGTGGAACAGATGTTTCTCAGAGAGAGGATATTAGAAAACTCATGGAAAAAGAAACAAACACAAATCTGATTGCATCGTATGGAACATGTTCAACTGGTATCAATATTAAGAACATAAATAATATAGTATTCGCATCACCTTCAAAGTCAGTCATTAGAGTCCTCCAGTCAATCGGTAGAGGACTAAGAAAGTCGGAGGAAAAAAATGAACTGACAGTTTACGATATAGCAGATGATTTAAGATTTAAGTCACATAAAAATCACACATACAATCATCTGCTTGCCCGATTGAAGATTTATAAAAATGAAAACTTCAATTATAAAGTTTTGAAAATAAAACTAGAGGGGACAAAAGATGATTCCAAACTCATATAGAATATTTAAACTTAGAAGCGGCGAGCAAATCGTGTGCGAAATAAAATCATCAGATCCTAAAGCATTTAAGGTGAAAAGGCCAATGTCGATTAGAAGTGCTATGCAATTCGACACAAAGGGCAGACAGAGAGAGTTTACTGTATTACGAGATTGGTTAGGTCACAGTGATGAAATAGATGCAAGTATTCCAAAAGATTTCATAGTGACTATTATTCAACCAAACATACAAATGGCAGAGTTGTATGATCGAGAAAAAGAATCACAAGATCGTCCTCCAATGACTCACGATATTTTCCCTCTTTCTGGCATGGACGAGATAAAAGAAATTCTTGACAAAGATATCGAGGATATCATTAAAGAAGAATTAGAAAATATGGACGAGGATGAAGATGCAGACATGAAGGATCCAAAGAATGAAATGATGGTCATGTCTCTTGCTTTGCCTGTTGATGTATTAAAGAAAATGCTTGATCTTGGGATACTTGATAAAGATGATTTTGCAGGTCTAAGTTTTGATCCAAATGACTCTATTCCGAAGGAAAAAATAAGCGACGAATATACTCCAGATGGAGATGGAGATAATTGGACAGATTGGAGTCCAGATCCTCTCGATTACTTAAAAGATGATTTTGAAAACGAAGAAGAATCATAAAATTAATTTAGATAATGAATGGGTGAAACAATGAGTAAAAAAGAAAACTATTACATAGACAATGATGTATTTTTTGACGCAATGGTTGAATGGAAAAAATTAGTCAATGAAGCCGATGCTGCGGGGGATGCAAGACCACCCGTTACAAATTATATCGGTGAATGTTTTTTAAAGATTTCAGAAAAACTTTCCAATAGACCGAACTTCATGAACTACCCATACAGAGATGAAATGATTTCAGACGGTGTTGAAAACTGTCTGATGTATGCTCATAACTTCGATCCAGAAAAATCAAAAAACCCATTCTCATATTTTACTCAGATGATTTACTATGCTTTTCTTCGACGGATCGAAAAGGAAAAGAAACAATCATTTATTAAGTATAAACTTATGGAAGAAAATGACGACGGAACTTTTTCATCATGGTTTAAAGAAAACTTTTTTGATAAAGGTCAAAATGATAAAACATCAAAAGACTATTTTCAACTTTCAGATACCGACATAGAAAACTTTGGAACAGGTAAAAAGAAAAAGAAGAAAAAAGTTAAAGATGATTCCAAAGATAATTCATAACGTCGGGCCAGCAGACAGAAGCACATGGCCAACGGAATGGCATGTTTGTTTAGCATCTCAGAAAAAACACTTCAAAGATTTTGAGTTTGTTTTTTGGGACGACGACATGATGGACGAGTTGGTAGAAAAAGAATTTCCGTCATTTTTAAAAACGTGGAACGAGTATCCTCATGTCATAATGAAGTCTGACATGATACGACCAATAATTTTATATCTGTATGGTGGGATATATTTTGATCTGGACATATATTGTGAAGAGAATATTTACTCTGACTTGGATCAAGATAAAATAAACATTCATGGATCGTGGGATAGTCGAGAGGGACACCCTCCACTCACAAACGCTTTCCTTGCATCAAAACCTAAAAACGATTACTGGTTGAAGTTGATTGAAAGTGCGGAGGAAAGATGGAATGGTGAGATGGGACAAACACTTAAGACATGTGGTCCAACTAAATATGAATGGAGTCATGAATGTTTTGTTATGGTCTTAAGGCTTACAGGCCCAATGTTACTGGGGGACCTACCAGAAACGCAAGAAGAAAATGTCTTGAATTCTGGAAAATTTTCAGTAGAATATGTTGATAACCCAATAAAGCATCTTTGCACCGGATCTTGGTGGAATAAGCGAAAGTATGACAACAAAAAAATAAGCCATATACCAAAAGGACATTGAATGAAAATAGCAATCATTAACGACACTCACTTTGGTGTCAGAAACGATCATCAAGGATTTCTTGATTATATGTTTCAGTTCTTTGATGAACAATTTTTTCCATACTTAATTGAAAACGATATTAAGACAGTCTTTCACCTCGGAGATGTGTTTGATCGTCGTAAATTTATTAACATGAATACACTTCATACAGTTCGCACTCGATTCTTCAAACGTTTTGAGGAGTTGGATGTAAACCTTCATGTCATTCCCGGCAATCACGACTGCTATTTTAAGAACACCAATCTTGTAAACTCTGTTCGTGAGTTGATCGGTCACTATGACAACATTGACATTCATGAAAAACCAAAAGTTATGAACTTCGATGGAACATCCTTCATGTTCTTACCTTGGCTTTCTCCTGAGAACAAAGATTCTTTTCTTTCGTATGTTGAAAACAACGACGCAAATGTTTTGCTCGGTCATTTGGAACTCAACGGTCATTATGTTATTCCCGGCGTTCCGTTTCGTGGTGGTCTTGAATCGTCTTTGTTTAAGAAGTTTGATAAGGTCTTAAGCGGTCATTTTCATCAACATTCTACTCAAGGAAATGTTAATTACTTAGGGACTCAATATCAATTAACCTTTAACGATTTAGGTTCTTCTAAAGGCTTCTGGGTCTACAATACAGAAGGTAGTCAAGTAGAATTTATTGTCAATCCTAA